CTGAGCCGAGCGACCTTTTTGGGTGAACGCATTGAGGATAACATCCTGTCCCGTTATTCTCGGTGACGGGTCGCCATACCAATGCTCTTTGGCAATATCCTGAACAACCTTCGGCTGCTCACTCAGCGGCTTATCCCAATCCAGCAACTCGTCGGGCTTTACGTTGAGGCGGACTTGGTACATGGAGCCGGCGTCTTCCAATTTGGCGTCCTTATACCGCAGGAGCTTCATGGCCTCTATCGCCTCGGCGCCATCCTTCGCATTGCGACGAATGAACTGTTTCCAGCCGAGCGGGGCCGATCTGGCATTTAACGCCCGCGCTGCGAGCCTGGCCGGCCCCTCAAGCTCTCCGCCGCCCTCATTTACAAAGCTGTGCTGTCCGAGATTTTCATATCGGTCGCCGTATACAATGACGGGACTCTTTGTGTGATCGGTGAGCGCGTCGCGATAACTCCGCGCCACCCCCTCATTCTCCGCAAAGTAAAGCCCATGCCCATAGGCTTGCGCACCTTCACCGCTTCCGATCTTGCTCATGTCGAAACGGTCGAATGTATGAGGCGAGCCGTGATAGGCGGTGATGCCTTCGGGGGCGGCGTCGTCCCAAACCAAGACGGGCACAGTGTCCATGCCCAGCTCTTTGGCGGCATACGCCCTGTGCCGCCCATCCTCGCCACGTTTGCTTAGTTGCAGAGGGTCAAGCGTCCTCCCGGACTCCATGTGACGCTTGAGGTCGTCGATATTGTCGCGCGAGATGTCGTCCATTTTGAGTGGACGGGCGCGTGATAGAAAATCATCCGGTGACATCTCGACAATGCGTCCGCCGGTCTGCTCAAAGTTCGCATCGCCGTACCATTCATTGCGCGGCGCTACAGGGTACTTGCGTGACCCCATCCCTTTCTTATTCCCCGGCAGCATCATTCCGGCCCCTTGCATCACCGCCGCCGTTCCCGGCATAGCCCATTGCGGAAGGTTGGAATTATATACTTCGGATTCGGTTGGAATCAGTGCCGTAATTGGGCTCGCAAGATACCCGGTCGGCCCCATGAGCATATTCATACCACCTTCAAGCACGTTCCCGCCGCGCACCTGCTGCGCGCCCTGCTCCGCTTGTGCAAGCCCGCCTTTAGCCAAAAGGCCTTGCCTCTTCCAGTAATCCTGAAACGCCTTCATGATCGGATCAAATGGACCAGGCTGATCGCTGAGAAGCCCAGGCATTTAGAGCTCACCGCCATCGGCCATATCGGGCTCGAAGCCTGTCGCATGCGTCCAACCGCCTGCAGCCGCTATGTCGAAGCGGAACCGCGGGTGACGCGTATTCTTGCGAAACGGCGCAACCTTGCCGCGGTTCAGGCTCATCGCCGTTCCATATGAAACACTCTCATTCTGCGATTCGCGGTAGCCAAGCGTCGCCGTGATGGTAGAGCTTGCGCCGGAAACGACCGGACGCACACCCTTGACGTGAAACCTTCGCCCATTGCCGTCCGCGTCGCCCGTCTCGAGCCGCGCCGCCATCGTCGAGCCGGTGAAGTAACCGAGCGCGTGCGATGTGTTGAACGCTGCTAGCGCTGGCTTGCCGTCGCCGGCCCAGATGCGGCTATCAAGTGACGCGGGCAAAGTTTCGAGCGTGCCGAACGCATCCAGTTCTTCGAGCGTGTACCCTACGCTCCCAAGCGTGGTCAGGAATTCGGTAGAAACTTCCGTAGGCGGCGCCCATTGATCGGCCGCCCACGAATACATCATCAGCTTGTCGGGGTTGCCACCGGACGAATTCGACGGATAGGCCATGATGTAAAGTTTGTTGATTGGATCGATGACACCGCAGATGCGATCGAGGAAGTTCTGGTTCACGTCCTGGTAGAATGTCTTGTCGACGCGGCCTGCACCTATCGGATGCGAGGTCGTTCCATCATTGCGATAGAAGCCGTCGTCTCCCAAATAGATGAACCATCCCATGTAACGCGCTACTGAACCAGGGGCAGGCGTGCCAATGCCGCCCTCCATCGGTTGAAACGCGAACACATCGGGCGAGCCGATATAGGTCACGCGACGCACGCCGCGTTCCTGAAGAACAACGGCATCGAGCGTCCCTACACGCGGAATGATCTTCTGCACCCAGCCGCCGGAACGGAGATTGACATGGCCACTCTGCACCGCCGCTGCGGCTGATGTGCCTGGCGTCGGCCAGCTTGTCGGATCGCCGATCGCCGGCCACCAAAGCCGATCGGGCTGCAATCCGTCCGTTCCGTCGTTCGTGTTGCCGACCATGAGGAAGTTCGACACGACGCCCATGTGCCGCGCTTTCGGCGCCGCCGCGGCAAGATCGGCGAACAGCGCCGACGAATTCAGCACATAGCTTTGGATCGGATCGGTGATGTTGCACGCGACGACGCGTTCGCCGAATTGCTCGAATTCCCATTGCGCGGCAGACGGACACGCGTAGCCACCGACCTTTGACACGTCCGAAAATGTTGCGGCGGCGCCATTCTTGTAGAGCTTGTCGACGGTTCCAGCCCAAAGGTTGACGACGCCATTCTTGTCATTCGAATAGAACGAACCTTGCACGCGCGCGGCAAGAGCGGTGTATGTGGCTGCAAATGACGCAACTGGCGCGTAAGTCCTATTTGCACGCGCAAAGATGTTGAAGCCGCCGAGCAGCACTTCGAGATTGCCCGGCAAGTCTGGCGCATATGGTCCAAGTGGAATCATGTGATCGTCACCCCAACGGCGCGCGCCGCCATCGCCGTTCCCATCGCTGCGCGTTTTTCGGCCATGATCAGGCCCTTGATCGCGGACACGTACCCAGTGTGCCAAAGTCCGGTTTGATCGGCCGACGCGCTGATATACGGCGCGAGGTGCCTCAGCGAGCCGTAGAGATAGACGTTAGGGGCCAATGTCATGAGCCAATTCGTCGAGTTGGTCACAAGGGCCGGAACCGTTGCGTAGTAGATCAGCCGCAATGTATCTGAACTAGCACCTGGCCCGACGCGAAGTTGACTGCCGACAATCGAATACGCAACCGGCGGCCCGCTGTCAGATGACCCATAGAGTGAATCGTAAAGGTCAGGCGGCGTAAAGCGCAGCGGCATCCAATCGGCTTGGGACGAAAGCCACACCTCGCGCATTTCGCGGAAGTCGGTAGGTAGGTTCGTGAACTCGCTCGTTTGGGTGAACGAGGAATTGACGGTTTCCATGCGGCGGATGCGTAGCGCCGGAACGATCTCGTTGCCGAATACGTCATAGACGCCGTTGTGGATGTCACTTTCGGCAAGCGTGATGCAATCGTCGACTCTGGCTGTGGTAAGGTCGGTGCGGTCACCTGCCCAATCCTTGATCGCGCTTTCCAGGTCGGTCAGATTTGCGAGAGCCATTTCAGCCTTCTCTCCTGCTCGCGCTTGAACTTGAAAACCGAATAAGCCTTCTCTTTCTCAAGTTCCTCTGGCGTTCCGTACAGAATGTATCGCGTCGAAACAAACTGATATTGCGGGTCTGTCAGGCCATGGATCGCGCGCAATGTCTCTGTCGCCATCTAAGACCGTTCCTTGAAATCAACCCGGCCGCCGCCGACGCGAAGCCATAGCCACTCAGGATCGTTGAGCAACCGCGTCAGAAGCCTTTCGTTGCCGCGCGCGGTAGGGTCGACGCCGTAAATCACCTTCCACATCTCGACCACGCCAATAGGAATAGATGCAACTCGCTGCATTTCGCGCGACGGCGAATATCCATCGCCTGCGTTCTGCAGCGCTTTGTTGCGATCCAAGACCGGCTCGACATCGACGCATGTGCGCTTGAGGATAATCTTGCCGTCTTCGTAGGCGACGAAATCCTCGATGCCGTTGCCGTCAACGCCGGTCGAAACGAACTCAGGCATCAAGCAACTTCCAACGGCAGGAAGTTGAGCTTCGCCGCAGCCGTTTCCTGCAAATACGCGATGTGCGTCATGCCATGAACGTTGAGCTGGATCGACGTTCCGGCTGGCACGAGAATATCGTTGGCCGTGGCTGTTAGCCCCGTGAGGCCGACCTTCACGTATGCGCTGGCCAACGCCACGACGCGAATGTAATTCGCTTTCACGCCGTCCGCTCTGACCGGGATGGCTACTTGTGCCGATGCCGCGCCTGATGTGACCTGCGTGCCTGCCGCAGCGATCGTGTGCATTTCAGGCGGGTTTATGCGTTCGCCCATTTCGTCCTCGTTTGTGAATTAAAGAGGGCGCGAGCTTTCACCCGCGCCCCAAGGCGGTCCCTGGGAGAAGAGACCGTGATTTACTTCAGACACATGGCGACGGTGATCGCACCGGTTGCCGCCGTCAGCACGCCGGTAAAATCAACCGCCAGAGCCGTGCCTGACGGTACGTCCAAATCGCCCGCCGTAGTTGACAGCGTGAGCGTCTGGTTGGTGTCGGCCGTGCCCTTCAGATTGAAGGTGCCGGAATGCAAGGCCGTGCCGGAAGCGATGGCCGTGCCTGACGCCACTTTACGCACCGTAGCCGTGACGGCGCCGGCATCGGTCCCGGCCACAGTCACGCGGCCGGTGATGCCGACGACGCGTAGCGCACGCGGGGCGACGAAGAACGTCGATTTGTCCACTGAGGCGGCCACATACTCCGCCCCAGCCATAATAAACGGACCATCGCCGGAATCTTCGCCGGGAAGGCCCATGTAGCCGTCGTCATCCTGACGAATATTGACTGCGCTCATGAGGGTGCCTCCTTCTTCGTTTGAGGATTACGACGTGGTGAGTGAGCGGATCGCGGACGATGCCGCATCGTTCTTGCCAACAAGCGTGTACTCTACCGTGAGCAGTTTCTTGTTGGCATCGCCGGTCTTGCCCAAGTCCGTCGGCGTGATCGGATCGAGATACGCCACCTGGAACATGTCCATTTGGAGCAAGAACGCCGTCCGTTCACGCTGGAACCTGTTCGGTTTGACCTTCACCTCACCGAAGTCGCCGACGTAAACGTCGATGGCCGCGACAAGCTTCATGTCTTCCGACTTGTCCATGCGCGTGGCATTGCCGGTGAAGCCGGACACCACGGACTTGTTGAACGGGCCGACCATGAGCACGTCAGGATCGCCGCCTGACGTGAAGCAATTCTGCCACGCCGTCTTGAGCAGTGATTCGGTAAAGGCACGTTGTGTGCCGTCCCCGATCAGAACCCAGTTGCCTGACGTGAACCCGCCGCCGGTATCGCCGTTGATGACGTCGTTGGTCGTCAGCATCGTCTCGAGCGATCCGAGCTTTCTGGCGGTCGTCGTGTTGCCGGTCACCGACGCTTGGTTCTGCGTCAGGACAAACTCCATGTCCCGCTTCAGCTCCTTCGTTTTCTTGACAAGCTGATAGGCCATTTCCGTGCCGCGCCCGGCCTTGTTGATGATGTCTTCCGTGCGCGTGATGGTGAACGGCTTTGCGCTGATCTGACAGCGATTGCCGATGCGCACCGTCGGCGTGATTGCCGCGGCGCTGTAGTCGTCGCCTTCAAGCTGCGAGTTGGCGGCCGCCGCAGCAAGTGCGTCGGTCTGCCATTCGACGAACGTAGCGGTTGCCTTGGCCTTGCCGATGCCGGACATGAAGGGCGTATCGGTCGGGCTGACCGAGGCGATCATGTCAAGCAGTTGTTCACGATTGCCGATCGAGTCGAACGTCGTGAACGCATTGGTGGGAATTGCCATTCTTCATCTTCCTTCGAGGATGCGCTGCATAGCGGCGACCTGCCGGTCTGTGCTTCCACTACGCAGTGCGGATTTTAGGGATGCGGTATCGAGCCCATTTGATTGGCCGCGCTCGCCCTGTCCAGGTTTCGCAACCTTCGGCAGATTCGGCTTGTCGGCTTTGCTCTTGGCCTTCTCCAGCGCCTTCATGGCCTTGCGGCCTTCTGAGGCGTCGCGCAACACCATGACGAGGCGATGATCGGCAAGGCCGTTGACTTCGGCGTCGCTGAATCCTCTGTCCTTGGCGTATGCGCTCAACTCGGACCTGATCGCAGGCCCTTTCTTCTCGTCCACAAACTCAGGCCATACCTTGGAAATCGCTTCGGCTTCTTTCGTGAGAAACTCACGATGAGAAGCCTGTGCTTCAGCGCTGCGCTGCTGCTGTATCTGCGCCAGCTCGTTCATGACACCGGCAGCTTGGCTTTGAAACGCGGTGAAGCGCGCAGCTAAGGCCGGGTCTTTCTGTGAGACTGCGTAGAGATCGGCAGGCGATTTGATGGCTTTGAATTCCTCGGGAATCGAGGCGTTCAGTTGACCGGCGAAGGCGACGAGCCGTTGCTCATACGCGCTTCTGAGTTGGCCGATTTCGGACTGCTTGGCGGTTAATGCCTCGCGTTCCTTGGCGGCCTCTTGCAGCTTCGAATTGACGCCCCGTTCCCGCTCGGCTTCACGCTCAGTAATGAGCTTCTGCATATCGGACGGAAGCGTTTTGAACTTCTCGGCTGCATCTTCATCCCATGAGGCAGGCGCCTTGATGGCGGGAGTGTCATCCCGTTCTTGGCCTTCCTTGTCCTCTCCGCTGGCCGGCTTCTCAGCCGGTGCATCATCGTCCGAACCGGGATCTGGCTCGGCCGAATTCTTGTCCGTATCGTCCTCAGCCCCGCCCGAAAGCAGGCCGGCGAGTTTCGACACTTCGTCACTGATCACGACGCCGCCGCCTAGATCGGTGACGGTTTCGAGTTTTTCTGCCATTTTATCCTCACAAAATGCCGAAGACCTTCTTGCGCTCTCCGAGGTCGGAAAGCTGCTTGGACGCCATGCGCCCGGTTTCGGCGAAACTCTTGATATGATCTTCGTACAAGTCCGCGATCCGACACATCATCCAAATGCGTTCGCGCGCTTCGCTATCGCGCACAGGCGAGGCCTTCCATTCGTCCATGAGACGCTTGCGAATGAGAGCGCGCGCTTCAGCCCATAACGGATGATCGAGCAAAGATTGCGCGTCATGGCCGCGCTTGCGTTCGCCTTCGAGCTTGTCGGTATCCGTCAAAACAGCATCTCCAATGCGGCTGCGAGCACGAGCCGCTCCTCCTGAACTTCACGCTTGCGTCTCGCCGCGTGAAACTCACGCTCAAGCCTCTCGATTTCAGCCAACTGCGCCGCCTCGAGCGCTTGTTGCATGCCGGTTTCCAACAACGCGTCGGCAAGTTTCAGTTGCGCCGCCCGTTCGTCCTCGAGCCGCTTAGTTTCAAGCGCGGCATCAAGATCGAACGCGTTGATCCACGGCTTTGCGGCACGTACCGGCTTGATCGCCGGCTGCTCAGGCAGTCCTTCGATCAGCGCCTTTGCGATAATGGCGGCGGACGCGCGGGGGGATGTCGGTCGAGACTGCGCGTCCGCCTGCCGCCCCGGCGTGGTGTTGGGGGACGCCGATGCCGGGGTATCTTCATAAAGCGGGATGACCCGCTTCTTGCGTTTCTTCGTCCTTGGTTCGTCTGCGTACCAGCCAGCGCCTGCACTTACACTCGGCGAAATACCTAGTACCGTCGATGTGCCGGACGCCTCGCCGACTGCCTGCGAGGCCCCGGTCGCGCCTACGGCATCGGCTGTAGATGTACCGGCTGCTGACGCCGTGCTCGCGGCCGTTGCTGCCCCTATTGCAGTCGCAGCGCCAACACCATCCGACGATGCGGTAGATGCCGCAGTTACTGCACCGCTGCCGCTCGCCGCACCTACACCTGTGGCGCTTGCGGTCGCCGATACGGACGAAGCCCCGATACCAGTGGCCGTGCCAATTCCGGCCGCGCTTGCAGTTGATACAGCAGTGGATGCGCCGACTATTGCATCTGTAGCAACGCCAGCAGCCGATGCCGTGGCCGCCGCAAGTGCGGCGCCCGTAGCAGTCGCTGTCGCTGTGCCAGCAGCATCGGCAACGCTTCCGGACGTAGCGACGGCCGTAGCGGCGCCGACGCCTGAGGCCGAGGCTGTTGCAGCGGCATTCGACGTCCCGATGCCTGTGGCCGTACCAACGCCGGCCGCGCTTGCGGTAGATGCGGCCGTCGATGCGCCGACGACGGCATCTGTAGCAACCCCGGCTGCCGATGCCGTGGCCGACGCAAGCGAGGCCCCGGTTGCGGTAACAGTTGACGTGCCGGCGGCATCCGCAACGCTGCCGGATGTGGCGATGCCGGTTGCAGTCCCGACGCCAGTACTTGAAGCTGTCGCGGCAGCAGTCGAAGCGCCGACGCCGGTCGCAGCGCCAACACCGGAAGCCGAAGCCGTACTTGCCGCCGTCGATGCGCCAACACCGCTTGCGGTGCCTACACCGGCCGACGACGCGGCGCTGGCCGCATTAGCCGCACCGACACCTGCGGCCGCGCCAGTGCCGGAAGCGGAAGCCGCGCCGGCAAACAGCGCAACGCCGACGCCTGAAACGGTAGACGTTCCGGCGGCCGATGCGGCAGACGCGACGAGCGAAGCACCAACGCCGGAGCTCGCACCTACACCGGACGCCGAAGCCGATGATGCGGCGAGTGATGCGCCAACACCAGATACCGCGGATGTTCCCGCAGCATCCGCGACGCTTCCGGCCGCAGGAGCTTCGGCAAAGCTATCGTCGAACCAGCCTGGCGCGGTCGCAAGCGGATCGAACCAACTGCCGCCAATGACGTCAAATACAAGAATTGCCGCCATTGAGCCCTACCTTGTTTAAGGCTCCTCGATCAGCCCGTCGCTTCCCACAAGTGACACCATGACCCAGCCGCAACAATAACGGCGCTCGCTACAGCGACTTCCGACTGGAATCGCACTGCAAAAGTCCCTGCCGCACCGGTCGTAAACTGGCCTGACATAATGGCGAGTGCGTTTGCAGTTTTGCCGGTAAGGGACGCACCCGCCGCGCTCGTATCGACAGCAGTTGCGGTGCCGGAACGGCTGGTAGTCGTGTCAACGCCGATTGTCACTACGTCGATGATGGAAACCTGAATTGCCGAAAGCGTCGGGCCATTGATGCCAAATCTTGGGCCTGTAGTGGTGGCATTCTCCGCGTGGATTAGATGTGTCTCGAAGTTGTAAGATTTGCCGTTGTCGACGGAACATGTCAGCCCAGTCACATCGGCGAACGAGGTCGTCGCGTTCGTCACCGCTGCAGTAACGCGCAGCCAGCGATCTGTTCGGGATGTGATAAGGGTGAAGAACCCAACACCTTCGATGTATTCGAGCGCCTGCCCCGCCAAGAGCGTCACCTTGTGAAGCTCGAAATTCGCAGCGCTGATGTCGATCTGAACCGTAACGCCAACGGCAAGTGTTGCGTGTTTATTGCGGATGTGAATTGACTTGATGTTGCGCGTCGTCGTCGAGGCGGCCGCCGCCGATACGACAGTTGTCGTCGTAGCCGTCGTGATTGCCGTGGCCTGCTTGTTCGTATCGATTACGGCCCCAGTCGTCTTCGTGCAATCGACGAACGAACAATGCACATCCACCGTGACAGCGGCGTCCGTCACCACCTCTAGAGCATCAGTCGTGCCGACAAGAAGCAGCATTTCAATCCGTCCTCAAAAGTGGTTTCGGAAAATATGAATAATCCGGCCTTCTATACACCGCCCCGCCTGCGCCGGTTGGGACAAGGGGGGTGGCGCCCGCTATCCAAGCGTCCGTTGTGCCCTCGGTCGAGGTCCAACCCATAACAACCGAGCCGGAAAAGACCTCGCTCGAAACCCCTATGCAGGAAAAATCGTCAATACTATTGTCATCGGTGATTTGAAGGCTCGTCTGCCCGCCGTTGTCCGTTAGGCGCGGCCTATCCGCAGCCACTGTGGAACGAAGAACACCACCTATGATCAACCCACCTGTCACGCCATTGTTGTTGGTGACGCTATGTGTGGTCCCTGTCGAGGATACAGCGGTGACGACAGTCCCTGTTGGCGTAGACTGATTCACGTCGATAAAGGACGAGCCGATTATCGCGCAGGCCTTCGAAGAGGCGAAAGTCAAGGTTAGGTTTGCAGTGACGGCAGTCGGATTTATCAGCCCATAGGCCCACCCGCGCAGAAACGATCCCTGCGCTACGTCCCAAACCTCGGTCAGCGTCTCTGTCGTGTTCCACACGATGCTGGTCAGGTCGATAATGGTCGATGCAGATTCCAGCGCGTGCCCCATCAGATAACGATTAGGGCTATTGGGCAGAACTATGCTCACACTCAGCGACGTGGCCCCGTTTGATCCTACCTCCTGGCTGACGTTATGAGTTACAGTCATGGCGCTATTCCTTTAGCACCATGCGAACGGCGGTCTGAAGCGGATCGGCACAGTCGATCTTGGCGAAGAAATTCGTCCCAGCCGGGAAGGCGCGCGATGTCTCGTAATCCAGCGTGCTGAAAGCTAATTCCTTGCCGTCTAATCCCAACAATGCACCGCCCCCAGTTGTCATGCTGCAAAGCTCCTGCGGCCCGCCCGGAACGTCGGCATAAAGCGTCACTCTAACCGTCTCGTTGCCCTTGTCGGGCCAGGACACGCGGTCAAGTTCGCATAACACCTTCCTAGTCACGGTTTGGGCTTCAAGCTTCGAGCTTTCGCCCCCCCCTTTAGCCAGAGTGGCCAGGGCCATGATTTCAGCCATCAGCCTGGGTCTCCGTAGTACGGGTCGCCTAGCCGCGTCGGCGCATATGGTATGGTGCTGATGACCAGCGGCCTCTCTGGGATAATAAACTTTGCAGGATATACAATGTCCGTAGTTCCGTCCGACCACACGCAGCGCGCCATCATTTCATACTGTTTTCCAGGCGGGGCATCGCGGATGTTAAGAGCAATTTGACTCTCTGCTGTTTGTGGATCGCCAGCCCCCACATTGTTGATTAGTTCGCCAGGGATAACAGCGGAGGATGACCCTTCGAACTCGTGAAGCTGAAACGATCTAGTAGGTGAGCCCAGTGTGAACTCATCACTGACTGTAGCAAGGTCCGTTAAGCTAGTCCCTGTTCCAAATTTTACCTCACCAGTGCTCGTAACAGGGGCAAACGTTCCGCCAACCTCCCGCCAATACCAGGCCATCGTATGACCGCTGAGATTTCTATAGGTACCGATAGAAATCAGGTTTACCGCGCCGCAAAAGATAAATGACTCATCTCCCACGGGCAAGGTTATGGCATCATCAATTGTGCTAGATAAGGATCGCTTGTCATAGCCGATAATGAACGAGCCGTCGGATATAAGGGCCATCTCAACGTCGCCCCTCTAATCCTCAGTGACAGTGCTGCCAGTAGTCAGTTGTGGTGTAACCCCGTTGCCGGTTACGATGTTCGGCGTAACCGTGCCGCTGTAGAGGATTTTGCCCGCACCTGTCGTCGCTGTTCCGACAGCCCAGTGCGTGACCGTTCCGCTACCTCCCGTTCCCGCCGGAAACGCAATCGTAGCGACCGGACTGACGCTGTTATTCGTCACCGTCCAGCCGCCTGTCGTGCGCGCAACCAACACGCGGGCATAGCTGGTGTACGTCGCCTCGCTCGTCGTCTGATCGCCCGCCTCGCCAGGATCGGCCGTGTGCAATGACACACGCAAATCTGTGAGCGGCGAGGCGGCCGCGTTGTCAGCGATGTTGGCGATAGCCGTCGCGTTGAAGATCAGCTTCATCCAGTCGTTTTCGAACGTATTGCCTTTAGACATTTCGTTTTCCTCTTAAGGTACGTTGAGCGCGGCCAAACGGCCGTCCGGGCCGATGGTTTCCGCTTGATCTATAAGCCGCGTTTCGCCAGTGCGCGGGTTGCGCTGAATCGTCTTGCGTTGCGTCCCCTCGCCCATCGCCTCGTCGTAGATGAAATCGACGAATTCCATCTCGCCGGTCGTTGGGTTGCGAACGATGTTCATGCGTTTCGGCTTCGAACGCTTGCCGCTGTCCTTCGTTTCCGCCGCCGCAGTTTCTTGCCCTGCGCCCATCGCGTCCTTGACGAACCCGGCCGCGATTTGCTCCGCGGCGATCTTCTCGCGTGACTGAATCTCCATGCGCTTCTCGACGAGCGAGAGAACGCCCTTCTTTTCGTCGGCTGCGTTCTTCATCGCTTGCTGTTGCTGCGCGCTTTGCGCCTTGATCTTCTCGGATTCCAGTTGAGCTGCGGCAAGCGTCGCCTCAGGCCCTTGTTGCTGCGGCTGCTGTTGCGCTTGTTGCGGATCGGTGAAATACGCCGCGACGTTCTTCAACCCTGCGGTTTCGATCAGTTTCGCAAGCGTGTTGTAGATGTTGTCCCAAGTCACGATAGGTGCTCCTGCCGCCATTCCTTCGCGCTGAATGCCTAGAATTTGCATCAGCATCGCGGTCATCACCTGCGCGTTTTGCGTACCGAGCGCAACGTCCACGCTCGTTTCCATCTCCGCGTTCCACTTGCTCGGATCGATCGGCACCCACTTGTTGCGCAATTGGATCGTGCGCGGCTTGTCTTGGTGACGGATCGTGAGCCGCAGCAATTGGCGGAAGACATCGCTGACTCCGGTTTCCGCGAAGATGCGCGCGATGAGCAGAATACGCTCTTGCGCTGCACTCATGATCTGCGAAATGCCGCTCGCGGTCTTGTTCAATGAATTCGCATCGAGGCCTTGGTTGTATTTCGTGATCCCCATGCGGTTCTCGTTGACGGTATCGAAGTAGTTGAGGGCTTCGATCGAGAGGGCGCCAATCGGCTGCGGCATGAGCGGGACAACTGTCTGCCCCGGAATGCCAGTCGTGCGGATGATGCCGCCAGGACGCACAGTCAGCAGGTCATCGAGGTTCACCTGGCCCTCTTGGACCACGGTGCGGTTGTTGTTGATCAGATACAAATTGTCGAGAAACGCCCGCGTCAGCGTCGACTTAATGCGCTGAATGTCTTTCACCAAATCAAACACCGACTTGCCGAAGAATTTGTGCGGCATCGGAACCGACGTCACGGACGAGAACGGCCACGGATCGTCGAAGCGCTCCTTCTTCAAGAGCTTGTATTGCGAGCCGGCGCACTTGAAGAGCCACCGCTCCGCAATCCCGTCACCGTCCGTGTCCATGAGCATGTAGACTTCGGAGTATTTCACGTTGATCAACGCGTGCTGCACCGCGTCGCTGTCGGCCAGCGTGTTACCGTCTTCGGCGTAGCGCTGTTGGCGCTCCGCCGCCTGCTGGAATTCCTCTTCGCCCACCAAGTCCCAAACGTCCGCGCGCTTGAAGCCCATCTCGATCAGATCGGAGATGGTGGTCGGCGGCTGATGAGCGCAAAAACGCGCTTCTTTGATGCTGCACGAGCGCGACGAAAGCAGAAACTCGTCCGGCGGCACGGGCACGCACCGCGCCTTGCCGCGCTTGTCCGTGCGCTTGATCGTGACGTTGTAGAGCGTCGTTGGAACCGGCTCTTGCGGCATGCCCATCTGATCAACGCCGGCCGGTAGGTTTTCCTCGTAACTCTCGAGCGCCGTCGCTTCAACCGCGTCGTCGTTCAGCAACGCTTTAAGCTCGATATCGAGCAAGCAGCGGTATGTTTCCTCGACCGTGGTTTCCGTCTCGTCCCAATACGACTTGACGATGCCGTTCTTGTTGAGCAACGCATCTTTGAAAAACGTGTAGAACAGCATGAACGCGTCGTTGTCACGCTGCATCACGTAGCCGATGTAGTCCGTCGCCTGATCGGCGGACTCTTCGTCTTCCTCGCTCGTAGGCTCGAACTTCACGATGCGATCCGTGCCGAGGAATATCTTCACGAGCTGAGGAAGGATGCTTTCGATCGTGTCGCGGACTTCAGTCGTGACGACTTTGGACCGTTCCTCCAGTTCGTCCCCGAACGGCTCGGCGTTGTAGTATTTCGAGGCGTCGATGCGGTCTTGTTGGATCTGACTTGTCTGGTACGAGGTGGCTTGATCGGCTTCGATGCGGATGAGGGATACAATTTCGTCGTCGGTGAGCCGTTTATTGTCGTACACGCTCGGCCTCGCGTTTAGTGCCGACTAGCCGCTTGAGCGGCAACTGCGCGGCGATTTCTGCAAGCCTGCGCTCGAGCATTTCCAATGTCTGATGCACGCCGCCCTCAACCATTTCAAGCCGCGCGCGCATCTTCTCGCGCTCTGCGATCATCTCTCGCAATGCGGTTTGCTCGACTCGGGAAAACATCAGTGCCTCAACCAATCTCGAAAGGCGTGCATCGCTGCAAACGCCAGGATGACGAGCAGCACCAAGCCGAGGCCCATGAACGCGGCGGCCGCATCGCTCATGCGTGCTGATCCCAAATTAAGGCCCAAATCCGATTGGGCGAATCCGTCGCCAGCTTCACGTCGCGCGTGCCGTCCACTTTGACCGGGCCGATGTCCAATGCGACCTCGCCACTCTCGCCGCAATCGCGGGCGGTGATCTTGTAGCCTTGGCTGCGCAGCGCGGCGATCGTGCCGTCTGCTTGCTCGACCGTCATGTCGCAGCCTACGGCACGGGCGCGATTGCGAAGGATTTCAGCGGGGGTCACAGTTTCACCATCTTGCCGTTTTCCAAACACCACAAACCGCTTGATGTCAGCCAATAGATTTTCATCACACAATGCCTCGGTTTTCGTATTTGAGCTTCTGCGTCTTTTGATCCGGCTTCAAGCCTACGGCAAGATAACGAAACGCATCAGCCGCATCGCTTGACCAGTCGTGCAGCGGATGATCCTTGAACACCTTGCGCTTTGTGTCGTAGTCGCGGCGGTAGTTGCGCAAAGCGTCGATGCCCTGGCTGCACTTGTCCGCATCGAACCAACACCGATTGAACATCATGCGCGCCGCGTTGATGCCGTCTGCGATGTCGTCCCGAGGTAGCACGCGCGGATTGAGCCCGAGCTTGCGCGCTGTCTCTTCCCGCGTGCGGCCGATGCCCAATTCCATTGCACCACCATCATGTGGCCAAATGTGTTCGCCGTACATATACGGACGATTGCGCACCTGTGCGATGTACCAGTCGAGGCCTACGGACTTGTTTTCGATGAAGTCGATGATATGAATCTCGCGGCCCACAGTCTGCGCGAACCAAATCGCCGTACTGTCCCCGATACCCAAATCCCACGCGGTGTGGACTAGAGCGGACTTGTCGTAAGGCACGCGCGTAATGCGGCGATCCTTCTCGGCGAGTTCAACGTCCGCGCCATAGTAGCTGCCGACGACGGGCGCCGCAAACGAGCACTCGTATTCGGCCGAGTATTGTTCCGGCGTCATGCTCTTGCGTGCGTCTTCCAATTCCGAGTTTGGAAGTATGCGCGTCTTGCTCGCCGGCAACTGAAGCGTGAACCAGTCAGGGTCGGCTAGCGCGCGCCCCCACAGGTCCGCGAAGTGATTGCGTCCTCGAGGCGTGCCGATAAAGACCGCCCAACCCTTGCGGTCAGAGAGCGCCGGGCGGATCACTTCCTCCCAGGCTCTAGGTTCCATGTCCCCAAATTCGTCGAGCACAACACCGTCAAGGTAGATGCCGCGCATCCGGTCGTAGTTGTCGGCGCCGTAGAGCCGCACCCGCGACTTGTTCGGCAGATCAACCCGTAGCTCGGTTTCATGCGGCGCGGCCATCGGTATCGGCGCTGTGTAGTGGCGTAGATAGTTCCAAGCCACGTCTTTCGCTTGGCCGTATGTCGGCGCGACGTAGGCGTAACGCGGGTCTTGCTTCGTGTCGGTGACGGCTGCGCGGATCAAATCGTTGATGCAGGCTACAGTCTTGCCGGCGCGGCGGTGAGCAACGACTATCGCCCAGCGCTGATGACGATCATGCAGCGGCTCAAACTGCACCCTCGGTAGGTACGGTATCGTCACCACCTGCGTGACCATTCGCGCTCCCGTTTGCAGCATGTCCGTTCGATTTCGCGCGCTCGCCAAGCCAACCGATCAGCAATTGCGAAATTGTGTCGTCGGCCGTGTGGTCGAGCTGCTGCTTCGGCTTGCCATCGATGCGATCAGCCATTTCCTTGAACGCGAAGATGTCGCCAGCGCGCGCCTTCGCCACAAGAGCTTCTGCCGCCACGACAAGGCTTGACCGCCCGTCGGGCTCACCTTCGATCACACGCAGTGCTGCAACACGAAGCGCGCTGCCAATGAGCGCGTCTGCTTTTCGCCCGGAATTGGCGTTTCCGGCCATATTAAATCCGTTAAGTTGTTGATCTTTCGGCGCGGCGCAACCTCACGTCGCACCTATCGAGAATGGGAATTTTTACCCCCTGGCTTGTGAAAGGTCAAGGGCTGCACGGGCGGAGCGCCGCTTACGATGGTGGCGATCCGAATATTCTTTCTGCTTGCTTGGATTTTTGTCGAACCATGCGCGCTTGGCGCGGCTCCAATGCTCGTATCTGCATCGCTTACATAAGAGCACGCAACCGCGCATTAACGCAGCCACTTCCCTGACCACAATCGGCGCGCCGCAATCCGCACATTGCCAGTCAATTAACCGCGAGTGCTTGAACGCCGCCTGAATGGGCGATGTTGGGGCAACGGCCTTCATAATTTCCGAGCGTCGCGCCTTGACTGCCGGCGGCTCCGCCGTTCTCTGCCCTGATTTCGACTTCGACGCGGCGTGTAGGTTTGACAAGAAACTCTCGTAAGTACCGTTTTCGATACGCGCCTGCATGCGCGCGGTGCTGTTTTCAGCCATCATTTCACTGGTTTTTGTCCCGACGAGCCCGGCGCCGACTGGGATACCGTGCATCATTTTATACGATGACACGTCCTTGATACCGTGCATGTTTATGAGGTGCAGCGGAAGCGCACGATAATGTCGCCCGCACAGCAAGCACTCGATTTTCTCATTGTCCAGATAAGCGTTAATTTCCCCAAGTGTTTGGAATACAACACGTTTCGGATATCCATGCAGTGGGTCGCTACCTATTCCAAGCCGCTGCTGCAAATAGGCCCTACGATGCGATACGGCACAAACGCAGCAAAATTCAGCCCGCGAATTCCTGTGCGCAATGAATGATTCGCCGCATTTGGCGCATTGCCGACCTACGCGATACTCAGTCGCGACGGCTGCGTCTTTCGCCGCGCACCTTTCAAGCACCGCGCGATCCGATTGCTTTGCGCTCATTGGACCAACGCGAATTGTTCGAGTGCTGCAATCAGGACAATGCGCCCGCATGCTGGATGCTCGCCACGATCGGCAGCCCAGCGGCTTGGACTTTTCCCCAGCCCCATAATCCCTTCCAGACAGTCGTACAGCGGCTCTGAGAGTTTCCTGGCCCACCGCACTAGGTCGAGGCTTGCCTGGTGCTGACGGTCTGTGAAATCAGTCCTACGGCCATCGACACCGCGTTCCCATGATCCAGCTCGGACGCCTGTCCCGCATAGAGTCTCATAGGCTTCGCGGAATTTGGACCCGGCTTCCCATGCCTGCTTGGAAATCAGACTTGCCGCGAGGAGGCCGTCGTGGGGCGCCTCGAAGCTGTGCCACGGCTTGGGCCTACCGCCGCGGTCCTCGGGGTTTTGGACTATGCCGCCTTGGGCAATGCGCTCCGGCGTTGGCCTGATCGGTGCGGCTTGTTCGGTCATATGCGGTATCCTGTTACCTCACAAATATTCGCTACGTTGCCCGCTGACGGCGTTTGGCTAGTTTGTGCCTGTTGGGTACCGCCAAGGCGTCAACACAGGCTACAATCGCACTACGTTTGATTGTGGCTTGGTATTCGGTTGCGATTTTGATTGCGGCTGCGAAACCTTGACGAGCTTTGGCTTGAGAGCTGTAGCCCTCGGAACTATCGGCAACGATTTGGTTGTTTGCGGAAAGTATGCGCCAATAATGACGTAGTTTGTAGATGGGGCCAGCATCGTAAAACATGATCTTACCGCGTGGCTTAGGCATTGGAGCGCTCCCAGAACCCCCGCAACCTGTCGCGGTCTAGACCGGCCCGGCGCTCGAGACGGGCGGTCACAGCTTGGCCTCGAAGCTGAAATACACCCGCTCGCCGAAGTGCTCTTGAAGCTGCTCCGAGTACCGGTAGCGCACCTGCTCGAGGGCGAACTCGCTGTCCATGATTAGGCTCGTTTCCGAGCCGTTGAGCCGAGCTTTTGAGAACCACGCACCCCAGGCGCCGTCGCCGATTTGATGGCGGAACTCGGCCCATTTGGGGAATGAGCTTTCCCACCCAGGAGGCCCAAGCGCGGCGAGCGGCGCGGCCGTTCCGCCGCGACGCGACGCTCGTCGCGCG